CACCCCAGCCGCCTTTTCCGTTCTGCATTTCTTCTTCGACATGAAGCATTGTTTTAAACACGTTGCTTGGCCACCAATGCCCACCACGGGGGCATGGTTCTGGTTGAGGTTTCATAATCCGCCGCGTCTGCGTCTTCCGATCATCCAGCAGCGCCCGCACCATCTCAGCGTTAAAAATCATTCCGCGTTCAGTAATTTTCGTCATATCGTTACCGGGAGGGCGAACCCTCCCGCCTCCCTTAGCCCACGTATTCCGGTTTCATGTCGTCCAGGGTGATGCGGAACTGGTCATACAGTTCATCACCGAGGTGGCGGCGTGCTGAGGTCAGGGTGCTTTCTGCCTTTGCGAATAACGCTTCGGCTTCCGGAACCGCCGGGTTAGGAAGTGAATTTATGGCGGCCTCAACTTTGTTCTTCGCATCAACAAGGTAGTAGCGTTTCACCGCCTTACTCTTCAGTTCGGTATACAAAGCAGTACCCAGCAGAGCTTTCTGTGATTCGATGTCTACACGAATGGCTTTGGCCTGGTCCACTGAGTCAGCTGTATCAATCCGGTCTCGGAGTTCGTGAGCAACAGAGTCAACGTTAGATGCAGGCTCTTGCGTGCTGGTGGAATCGCCAACGGAGTGTGTTATCTCATTCAGCGTGACCTTTTCTGTCTGCGCCGGGTTGATAACCCTTTCTTCGCGTTCGTCAATTTCATCGGCGGTATAGACCCCGAGGATCACATCCGGGCAGTACAGTCGCGCCCAACGTTTAACGGCGAGATAGGCCAGTTGCTGACGGGGGTCGCTCGCCCACAGTGTAGAGTTGCGGACTTGTGCCTGCGAAAGCATCAGCACAAGCTCGCGAGGTTCTGATTCTCCTTTGAGCGTTGCCCAGGCGCGGACGCCCACGCCAGCTTCATCTTGCAAATCCCAGCCCGGCGCGATGTAGTCGTTACCTTTGCCGCTGGTTTTTTTAATGAAGCGGCCAACGATATTTTCCCATGCACCAAACCATTCAAAATGGATCCGGTCTTTGGTTGGAGCCATGGTGTTAATTACCGCATTCACCAGTTGTGCCTCATAGCCAAGCACACCTGAGTTGCCCACGATGAAGGTTTTCTGTGCCACTGCAAACGGATCCATACCCCAACGCGCTGCCTGCATCACTACAGCCATGCACGCATCTGGTTTCCCGCGATAATGCTCAGGCACGAAGTTTCCACTATTGGCCATTACTTCAGAGAGCGTGCGCAGGCGGTTGAACAATTCACCGTTCGTCAGGATAGAAACGTTGTCGATCTTCTGGGTCTGGTTTTCAGTAGTTGCGACTAAATTGGACATTGTTATTCCCCCTTATGCCTGTACGCGCAGAGCTTCGAGACGGCGCATATCAAAATCGTTAAGTTCTTCGGTGTAGTCTTCGGTAATCGGCGCCGGCCAGTCGCCAGTGTCGAAACCGTTCGCAATGGCGCGCATAGCTTTGCGGTATTCCAGCATGCCGAGTTCCAGTAGTTCTTCGGATGCCTCGATGATGGCGATCCAGTGGTAGTTCTCGTCTTTGTTGACGAATATCCAGAAGAACTGGTCAAGGGCTGCGGTTTCGCAGTACATAGCCGCGCTCAGGTGGTAATCGCGCTCGATGATTTCCCGGTGCAATTTGGCGCGCAGGCCTTCCTGCTTGATGTTCCACATGCTGATGGTTTTAAGGTCTGCACCGATGCGCAGGCCGCCCATGTCTATCTCAAGGTCAGGACGCACACGAACTTCCAGCCCGGTTTCCTCATCAATGCCGAAATAACTCACCTCGACGGCACGGCTCGGGTGCGTCAACAACTTGCCGGCGGTAGGGTGATTCAACAGTGCTTTCTGAATGGCCAATGCCGTAGCCAGCTGCTGGCGGGTAACCAGCACTTTTCCCTCAGGGTTTTCGCGCCATGCATCCAGCAACTCATCGGCAAACACGGCATCCGGTTTAACCGATTTCACGGCCTGAATCAGATCCGCCTTAGTACCTGATACTTTCAGCGGCTGCGCCTTCTGCGCTTCCTGAGCAACCATGTCAGGATTGATAATCGCCAGTTGCTCCAACATGGCATCACGACTTCCGCTGGTTTTAACTGGTGAGGGCTTCTGCATTTCCTGAGCAACCAGATCCGGATTAATGAT